TCACTAGGAGGTTATTATGGTAAAAGGTAAATTAGAAAGAAAGTATAAACTTATACACAATGGGCGCGAACTCTCCAAAGGTTTGTTGAGTGAAGCGGGTAAGTATGATGCAATGCAGATACTGGTTCAGAGATTTGATGAAGGAATGGAAAATGCGATAGATCCTGATGAAGTTGAAGTGATTGACGTAACGAAGGAGAAGTCATGACCGTTCCAGTTTATGATATACCGCAGTCACCAATATTAATTGTTGGCTTTCTTGGTATTATGTTCACTCTTGTATTATTATACTTTGTGAATCGTGACTATTTTGCATCACCGTTAAATAAAGATAGGAGAAATTAATGGCAGTTCGTTTTAGTATGGGTGGGCCTACTATTGAGTCTCGCCCTAAAAAGACTCGTCAAGGTAAATCAGTGAATACAATTCTTTCCGCAACCAGTCGGAATAAGAAAAAGAAAAAATATCGAGGTCAAGGTCGTTAATGTATTGTCGCATTCGATTAAAAGATACAAACTATCAGGAGTACCATAACTATCGTATTCTTGATAGTTCTTCTTTTGATCGATGCTTAGAGATATATAAACAATATGTTGAGTACAAAGGTTTTGAAGACATTGTACCCATCTTTAAAGAAGAGTTTGAGTTAGATCATTCTGACATCATTGGTTATTATGACGGCAATGAACTGGTTGCATTTACTCTTGCATACCGTTTCAAGAGTGTCAATAGTGTGTGGGCGGATCAATTTGCATGGAATTACAAGAATAAGAAGTTAAGTCTTGGACATGTAGCTAATAAGAGTGAGATTGCATTATATAAAAGATTAGGTTATGATTACTATTATCTGGGTGAATCATCAGATTACAAAGCAAAATTAGACGGATACGAAATTTCGGACTTTTTTAAGACATGGCAAACTACATAGCAAACCTTCCAACGAAGAAGGTATGGGTTAGAAAAGAATATTTGACAGACTTTCAATCAGGTCATGGTGAGTTTGTGGAAGGTTTATGGGTAAGTGCAAAATCAATACAGGGTCGTGCCTTTTACTTTGAGACTTATCTTCCTGAGTATGGTGCAATGTATGATAAGTTACCAATAAGCGCTTTCCTCTCCTCTCCGAAAATACCAGATCCCGATATGGATTTGGTCAATCTACAGTTTTGGAACTGTATGGACTATGATTTTACAGTAATAGTCAAACAATTTGTCGCTCCAATGGAATGGGAACTGCGTACAAGACACTTTGGCAATCAAAAAGGACAATACATTTGTACTCTTGATAACTATCATGGTGATTTTGATCAGATTGATGCGTCTACAAGTGAAATGCCAGATGAACATAAGTCATTTAATCTGATTCAATTAAGAAATGGACAGTTTGCACTGTATCCAAACAACAGATGTCGCATCTATGACACTTCTATGACGCCTGAAAAGGTGAAAACTCCTGACTTTAAAGTATCAACAAGAATTTTTGAAGTCGAGAATGATGTGAACTGGGGTCGATTAGGCGATTGTGACGATTATTTCTGGACAACACCCGATGAAAGAGAGAATGATATCAGTGTAGGTGCTGGAACCACTGATTTAAATCTTGATTTTTATAAAGGAGGCTTTACACTTGATCTAGATGGACAAGAAAACTAGGTATATTTTACATTGGATTGGTCAATTATCAAAAATTAGACCAGAATTAGGTAATTTTGCGATATGTCCTTATGCATCAAATGCTAATTTTAAGATTTTAGATGAAAAATTATGTAAAATTACACCAAAACCAGATTTTGATGTTGTAATTTATGTTGTTGAAGATAATATTGAAGCACAATTTCTATATGATGCTGTAGATGACTATAATCGTAACTATCCTGACTATAAATTTATTGCAGATCACGGAAAAACAAAGACATATATACAAAATATACAAACAAGTAACGGAAAATACAATTTAGTGTTGTGCCAACCGAGAAAAGAACTTACAGAAGCAAGAAAAAAACTTGCAAAAACAAATTATTATGATTATTGGGATGAATCTTATCTCAAAGAAGTGTTAGAAGACGATTTTTCAGAAGTAATTGAGTAAAATGTCAGAACATTTGATATTAGATGTCTATGATGGGTATTTTGAGGACTTAAATAGTCCAAATTTTCTTCGTGATATCTTTACTCGTGCGATTTTGAAGGCAGAAATGACAATATTGAATGAATATACACATAAATTCACTCCAATTGGTGTTACATGTCTTTTTGCACTCGCTGAGAGTCATGTTTCTTGTCACACTTGGCCTGAATTTGGTCGAATGAACGCAGATTTCTTCACTTGCGGCGAAAAAGACCCAAGAATTAGCGCTAAATATATTATTAACGCTTTAGAATCGGAAAAATATCGAATTAGAGTCGTAAAAAGATAAAAAAAGCGGTATAAATAAAAACAGGAAACTTTTTGTGTAAATAGTGGCTTCTAGGGCATTCAAAGATATCAACTTATCCTTCAAACGTCATCCTGTGACGAATGATGTGCTTACGGTTAGTAATGAAGACGCTATAAAAAGGTCTGTAAAGAATATAGTTTTTACAATTCTTGGTGAGAAACCATTTTTACCCCTATTTGGTTCGGTAATTAATCAATCTTTGTTTGATTTAAACACTAATTTGTCTGAAATACGAATTTCAGACGAAATTAAACAATCTTTACTTAATTATGAACCAAGAATTGATAATATTGAAGTGACAGTATCAGTTTATCCTGAGTCAAACGAATTAAATTGCATCATACAATATGACATTGTTGGTATTCCAGCGCCAACACAAGAAGTAGACGTTCTCCTATTCCCAGCTAGAGTATAATGGCTTTCGGTCAATACACAAACTTAGATTTTGATCAAATTAAGACTTCCATCAGAGATTATCTGAGGGCGAATACTAATTTTACTGATTATGATTTTGAAGGATCAAACCTCTCAATAATTATTGACGCATTAGCATATAACACATATACAACTGCATATAATACAAATATGGCAGCGAATGAGTGTTTTCTTGATTCCGCTACACTTCGAGAAAACGTTGTTTCACTTGCCAGAAATATTGGATATGTTCCAAGATCTCGTAGATCATCAAGAGCGAAAGTATCTTTTACGGTAAGTGGTCTTACAGAGACTTCAACACTCACATTAAATGCTGGCATTGTTTGTAATGGTTCTGGAGACAATACAAACTTTATATTTTGCATTCCAGAGGATATTACAATCCCTGTTGTGAACGGATTTGCTGAATTTAACAATATTGAGATTTATGAAGGTAATTTTGTTTCTCAAGAATTCACTGTAGACACTTCTCTCTTTAATCAAAAATATATTCTTGACAATTCTTTTATTGATACATCAACTATTAAGGTTAAAGTTAAAGATTCATCATCTTCAACCTCTTCAGTTACTTATCAACAAATTGATAACATTATTGGTATCACATCAACATCAGCAGCGTATCTTTTACAAGAAGTAGAAGATGAAAGGTATGAATTGATCTTTGGTGACAATGTAATTGCTAAAAAATTATCAAATGGCAATGTCATTACAGTTTCATATATTACAACTGATGGAAGAGATGGAAATGGAGCTTCAGAATTCAGTTTTGTTGGGAATATTACTAATCAAGATGGTGCAGCTATCAATTCATCACTTATTGGTTTAGTTTCAACTGATGAGAAGTCGAGAGATGGTGATGACATCGAATCAATTTCATCAATCAAGTATTTTGCACCCAGAATTTACTCATCTCAGTATCGTGCAGTTACTTCATCTGATTATGAGTCTGTTTTAGGTTACATATACCCAAATGTAGAATCTGTAACTGCTTTTGGTGGTGAGGAGATGAATCCACCTCGTTTTGGTAAAGTTTTTATATCAGTAAAACCTCGAAATGGTGATTTTTTATCAGATGAGACAAAAAGAGAGTTAATACAAAGATTAAAGAGTTACGCAGTTGCTGGTATCGTACCAGAGTTTATAGATTTAAAATATTTGTATGTTGAGTTACAAGCAAATCCATATTACAATCCAAGTTTAAATGATAGACCAGAAGCTTTAAAAACTGGCATCTCAAATGCTCTCACACAGTATTCACGTTCAATAGATGTCAATAAATTTGGTGGTAGATTCAAATACAGTAAGGCTGTATCACTTATTGATAGTGTTGATGCATCAATTACGTCAAATATCACTCTCGTTCTAATTCGTCGCAATTTAAAAGCTGTTCTAGGTAAATTTGCTCAATATGAAGTTTGTTTTGGTAATCGATTCCACACTCAAGAGAGTAGTTATAACGTTGTTTCGACTGGATTTACAATCGAGGGTGTTACGGGTACTGTTTACCTTTCTGATGAGGTAATTGATCGTGAAAAAGGTCGAATATTCTTCTTTACATATGAGGAAGGTGGAACTCCTAATATTGTAAAGAAAAATGCTGGAACTGTTGATTATATGACTGGTGAAGTTCTTATAGATACTGTAAATATACTTTCAACAGTAGTTGCAAATGACGTGATTGAAATTCAAGCGATTCCACACTCAAATGATATCGTTGGTCTTCGAGATTTATATGTTAAATTTGATATGACAAATACAACGATTAATATGATTCAAGATTTAATCGCATCAGGAGAAAATACTTCTGGATCAAGATTTGTACATACGCACAGTTATTATATGCCAACATTTACGAGAAAATCAAATTCTCCAGTCTCTACAGCTGCTGCGATTCTTCCATCAACAGCTTCCTCGACTGCAACAGCCACTACTTCTAGTGGAACATATGCAACTTCAACCACAACATCAAGTACAACCCCTACTACAACCACATCATCTGGTGGTGGTGGATCTAGCTCTGGCGGCGGATATTAATGATAGACACATCAATACAAAGAGTTGAAATCAATCAGGTAATTGAAAATCAGTTACCTGAGTTTGTGCAAACCGAAAGTCCACTTTTTGTGGATTTTATGAAACAATACTATATTTCTCAAGAATATCAAGGTGGATCAATCAACATAGCTGAAAATCTTGACAGATATACTAAATTAAAAACATATGTTGGAGCTGCACTCACAGAATACACTGGATTATCTACAAATACTGAATCTTACTCCTCTACAATATTTGTAGATTCAACAAAAGGATATCCAAGTAAATATGGATTATTAAAAATTGATGATGAGATTATTACATACACAGGAATCGGTACAACTTCATTTACAGGATGTGTTCGTGGATTTAGTGGTGTAACAAATTTAGATCAACCTACAAGACCTGACCTTGTTGAATTTAAAACATCAGTTGGTGCTGCACACACTGGTGGGTCAAAAGTTCATAATTTATCAAATCTTTTTATTCGTGAATTTTTTAATAAACTTAAAACAACTTATGCAAGTGGATTTGAGAACCGTAAATTAGATAGTGATTTAGATCAAGTTAAGTTTATTCGACAAATCAAAGATTTCTATCAAACAAAAGGAACAGAGGAATCATATAAAATTTTATTCAGAGCATTATATGGTGAAGAAGTTAGTATTATCAAACCATCAGAGTTTTTGATTAAACCATCCGATGCGGATTATGGTTTTGCACAAGATTTTGTAGTAAAACCAATCACAGGTGATCCTCGTAATTTAAAAGGATCAACACTTTTTCAAGATTCTGATGAGGATGACAAGAATATTCGAGGTGCCTCTGGTGCGATATCAGACGTAAAGGACTTTGTATATGGTGGAGAACATTATTATCAGATAAGTGTATCAAAAGATACTATTGATGGTAACTTTGTAATTCCAGGCAGAACTCGTATTGTAAATCCAGTTACCATTGGTTCAACTGTGATGACTGTTGATACAACTGTTGGATTTCCCACCAGTGGTTCTTTGTCGTTACCAACAGCAGTTACGGCTGGAGTTGTTACTTATACAAGTAAAACTGCAAATCAATTTGTAGGATTACCCACTGCTGTTGATGTTTTAAGTGTTGGTGATGATGTAAGATTTAATAATGTTGCATATGGATATTCTTTTGCAAGTAACACAAATAAAATAAAAGTTTTAATTACTGGTGTTTTAAAAGACTTTCCAATTCCTGACACTACATTTTATTTTAACAAGGGTGATAAAGTCAGAGTTGGAACATATGGTGCTTACAAAAGTTCAGAAGACAGTAATTTTGGATCATATGTTTACAATACATCCGTTAAATTTACTCCAAAAACAGTTGTAAGACAATCAAGTAGTAGTTTTAACATAACCACTCTGTCTGATCATGGATTTTTAGAAGAGGATGCTATTGAAGTTTTAGATGGACAACTTACTTTGGTTGCTGTTGGTCGTGTTTTAAGTGTCATTAGTAGTTCATCATTTGTTTTGGGTGACTTGCCTGGCGTTGGTATAAACAATTTTGCATTTATAAGAAGAAGATTAAAAAGAGGAAATAGTTCTCTTCATGAGAATATCACAAAATATACAACTGATGTTCAAAACGTATATGATCATGAGACTAAAGACGCATACGTTGCCTCACCATCAATTCCAAGTTTAGGTAATGAACCTATAGTTGCTCCAGATCGTTCTGTAACGTGGACTGGCGCCACTGGCGGAGACGTTATACAGTTAATACAGGTAACAGAAGGTGCAGCAGATCATGGATTCTACTCTGGAGAAGTCGTAACATATAGTGTTATAAGTGGTAATCTAGGTCAGTTAATTGATGGTAAAAATTATTATGTGAGTCGTGTAAGCTCAAACAATATTCGTCTTGCAAACTCTTTACCAGATCTTGTAAATGGTGATTTTGTAGATGCAACAGGAAATGGAACATTTAAAATCTCAGTTCCTGATTTAGCTAACAAAAAACTAGATCATCAGAAATTATTAAAGAGATTTCCTTTGAATCCAGTGTTTGACGGGGCGAGGCGTGAGACAGCGCCAGGCACCACTGGAATGCTTGTAAATGGTACAGAGATATCAAACTATAAGTCTGGTGATGTTATATTTTTTGGTGGTGTTGAAACCATTGATGTTTTGGAAGGTGGTTCTCAATATGATG